CAACAACGCATTTGACAATGCTTATGCTGGTGGTGACGGTGTTTCACTCTTGAACTCTGCACACCCAAATACTTCAGGTGGCACTTTCTCTAACTTGTTAACTGTTGCAGCTAACTTGTCTGAGGCAGCTGTTGAGAACTTGATTATTCAGCAGATGTTGGCAACTAACGACCGTGGCTTACGTATCAACTTGATGCCTAAGAGCCTCATCGTTCATCCAAGCAACTGGTTCGAAGCTAACCGTATTTTGAAGTCTGTATACTCATACAACACAGGTGCTAACCCTCCTGGTACTTCTTCAAACGCTGTAAACGTATTGAACGCAACTAATGCCCTCCCAGAAGGCATTAAGATGAACCACTATCTGACCTCTACTAAAGCATGGTTTATCCGTGCTCAAGTTCCAACAGGTACAGGTATGATTCACCAAGAGCGTCAAGCAATTACTTTCGACCAAGACAATGACTTTGACACAATGAATGCCAAAGCTAAGTCTTACGAGCGTTATGCGTTCGGTTGGGGTGACCCACGTGCATTGTGGGGTACTCCAGGAGCCTAATAACCTCCTCACGAGAGCCCGTCCCCCTAGTTCTCAAAAGGTTCTAGGGGGATTTTTCTCTAAACATAAAGGATACAAAAATGCCGAACAAAAAATTACGTGATGGTCAACCAGTAGGAATGGGTTTGAAGGCTCCTTACGGTGCAAACAAGCCACAAAAGACTGGCGGTAAGACTCCTAAACAAAGCACTAAAGCTCCAAAGCCTAGAGGCGGTTATTAATCATGGCAAAGACGATTACTGTTCAAACTCTAAACGATGGTTATAGAAATACTACCGTTAAGATTAGCGGTTATGTTAACGCTGAAGACTATACAAATCAGTCCATTGTTGACGCTGCAACATTAAGCCAAGTTGATGCTCAAGGTAGTAAAGCTGGTTCTTTGCGTGTTACAAGAATTAACTATGACATTGAAGACGCTTTGCAAGTTGACTTAGTTTGGGGTGGTGGTACACCTGCAACACTATGGAATGCAACAGGTCGTGGTGAAATGGAAGGTCGTGACTTTGGTGGTATTACCAATAATGCAACAACACCAAACAACACTATTTTATTGACTACAAGTGGTGGTGCAACTGCTACTTCAAACCTATCTTTTTCTATTGTTTTAGAAATTGTAAAAGCAAGCTAATATGCAAGTAGCCAATACCAACGCTAAAGAGATACAATTAATAGCCACGATTACTCGTGCTGACGGCACAGTAGAAGAGCTAGGCGTTATTGACTATTGGCACGTTAACCCAATTAAACGATTTGTTTGGAAACTCAAAAAGTTTCTAGAAAGGAAATAAAATGGCAACTTTGCTCGTAAACACAGGCAAAGCCATTATTACCAACTACCTAAACGGTGGTGCAGCTACTCAGCCTAAATATGTGGCTTGGGGAACTGGTGCTGGTACTACGGCTGCGACTGATACGACTTTGTTTACTGAAGTATTACCACGTGTTTCAGGTACAACTTCACAAGTAACAACTTCCACAACTGATGATACTTTCCAAGTAGTTGGAACCCAAACTGCAGGCACAAGTGAGACTATCACTAATGCTGGTTTGTTTGATGCGTCTACATCTGGCAATTTGTTCATTAAGGGCGACTTTACTGGCGTTCCTTTGAGCACAGGTGATAGCATCCAATTTACTTTCAAATGTCAATTTAGTTAAGGATAATAATGGCTTTCGTTTTAGCGGATAGAGTTAAAGAATCTTGTGCAGCACCAGGTACGGGTACAGTTACCCTATTAGGGGCAGCAACAGGTTATAAATCCTTTTCCGCTGGAATTGGAGCTAATAACATTACTTACTACACAATAGCAGACCAAGGTGGTGCTAATTGGGAAGTAGGTATTGGAACTATCGGGGCAGGCGGTACGACTCTAGCGAGAACTACCGTCCTAGCTTCCTCAAATTCAAACTCATTGGTGAATTTCTCCAGTGGGACACAAGATGTATTTTGCGATTATCCAGCTGCAAAAGCGGTATATGTTGATAACGCAAGCAAATTAAAAGCAGACGGAAATAATTATTTTAATTTTCCAGATGGAAACGGTACTACAACCTTTCAAGGTCGTATGTGGTACAACAACAATGACGGTTCTTGGAATCTTGGTATGGGTGGTGGAAACATTACTCAACAAGTTGGAGAGGAATTGTTTGTTTATGGTAAAGCTACAGCTACAATTTCAGATAGCCCATTACAAATTGTTTACAAAACAGGTGTAATTGGTGCTTCTGGTGTTATTACCTTTGCTCCTACTGTTTCAGGAATTACTGACAGTAATCTTATTGTAGGCGTAGCAACAGAAGCTATTACAAGCGGTACTTTTGGACGTATTAGCTGTTTTGGTATTGTTCATGATATTAATACTACTGGTTCAGCATATAGCGAAACATGGGCTGCTGGTGATGTAATTTGGTACAACCCTATAACAGGTAATCCTACAAAAACTAAACCAACTGCACCTAATATTAAAATGCAGATTGGTACAGTTATTAATGCAAATGCTACTCAAGGATGTTTTCAAGTAGAGTTAATACATGGAACAGAATTAGGCGGTACAGACTCTAACGTTAATATTACATCTGCTACTGGCGGTCAAATATTAACCTATGACCAAACAGACTCTTATTGGAAGAATACTAGCCTATCTGCTGGCACAGGCATTAGCGTAACACCTACAACAGGCGGTTCTTTAACTGTTGCCAATACAGGTGTAACTAGCGTAACAGGCACAAGTCCTGTAGTTTCAAGTGGCGGTACAACCCCTGCTATTTCAATGCCTGCAGCAAACGGCTCAACCAATGGCTATTTAACTAGCACTGATTGGACGACATTTAATAATAAAGGTTCAGGCACAGTTACTTCTGTAGGTTTATCTGCTCCTGCAATATTTACAGTAGGAAGTTCACCTGTAACGAGTTCAGGTACTATTAGCCTAACCTATTCAGGCACAGCATTGCCAATCGCTAATGGCGGAACAAATCAAACATCATTTACATCCCCATCTGGCAATGTAAAAGGATTAGTTTATTTTGATGGAACTAGCTTTGCTAACGATACAACAGTAACTGATGCAGGTTACGATACAAGCACAAACACTTTAAATTGCAGACAACTTTTAGCCAATAATGGAATAATCTGTAATAGCTTAACAATTAGCTCTAACTACACCATTCCTAGTGGTTCATCTGCCATGTCAACTGGCCCAATAACCATTGCAAGTGGTGTAACTGTAACCGTCCCAAGTGGCGGTAAATGGGTAGTTCTGTAATGTTTGGTGCTTCACCGTTTTCTTCTGCACCTATATCAGGAAGTGGTGGCGGTGCTGTTTATTTACAGGCTTTAACTGCGATAGTTTCTTCTGTGGCAACCATAACCAAGCTACCAATCAAACTTATATCCGTAGCAGTAACTAGCACTGTATCTATAGTAAAGGCTATCAGCCAAATCATATCTACGGTTGTCGAGAATGTATTGGTCGTACTTACTGAGTCTGCGTTTCATCTAATTTCATTTACCATCAATGTTACTAACAACATTACTATCGTAAAAGCATTAACCAAAACAATCAATGCCACAATTTCTAATGCTGTTAGTATCATTAAGTCATCAGGGTATACCCTAAGTGTTACTGTTACTGAAACAGTTACTTTGACTCTTGCAAACATTATCTCAAAGATACTGTCTGTAGTGTCCTATACAACTGCTTCTATAGCCCTTTTTAGAGCAAAACTAATGTCGGTTGTATCTACACCTACAATTTCTATTAAAAAGGCTCTAGCGTCCGTTTTAACGGTCACAGTAAACGCAATTGTTTCTTTAATTGCCGCAGTATTCCCAAGATTGGGTACAGTTGAGCGTTATACCTTTATAATAAACACTAGAGACAGGGTGTTAAATCTGTTTAAAATTCGTACTGAATTAGCCAATCAAAGGCAAAAGAAGGTAGACAAATAATGTCACAATTTACATCTAAATTTACCACGGAATCAGAGTTATTTAGCTTTGACTTTAATCCTGTATTAGCCACCGGAGAGACTCTTAGCACGGCTACTTGTACTGCGGTAACTATTCAAGGCACAGACCCTAATCCATCAGCTATATTGTCAGGAACTCCTGTTATTAGCCTTGGAAAAGCTACTCAAAGGGTAATCGGCGGTCTAAATGAGAATATTTATCGTTTAGTAATGACTTGTACAACTAGTGCAAGCAATACCTATACCTGTACAGGCGATATTCCTGTTTACTCACCTACGGCAAACTAATGGGTCAGGCTGATTTCTTACGAGTTGGGGACTATAACGCAATCTGCGACGTTTGTGGCAGAAAGTTTAAGTTCTCTCGTCTTCGTCAGAAATGGGATAATACTTGGGCTTGTGAGCAAGATTGGGAACCACGTCAGCCGCAAGACTATTTACGGGGTATTTCGGACAATATGTCTGTTCCGTTGTCTAGACCAGACCCTCCTACACTATTTATTCAAGACGAAATAGTTACTGAAAGTCCAGTAATTACTTTGAGTTTTATTAAAGCTCTGCTAAAATCATTTGCAG